TAGTTGTTCGGAAAGCCGGGTGTGCGACCCCAGTAGGACTCGTTGGACTCAGTGGGGGAGTCACCCCCACCTGCCCCAGACAGGTCCCTCGCAACTTCGTTGACATCCGAACGCTTGTCTCGGGGGGCACGTCCGCCGGGGGCCAGCTGAGCTGGCTTGTCACCCAACGATACATCTGCCCCACCCCTCTTTACAAGGCGCGTCCGGGAGTATCAATCACGAGGGACCTCTCAGGTCCTGGTACTGTATTTGCACGGTGGCTACCAACGCTGCGACCTCGACCCCCCAGCGCTTTCGGGGGGTGAAACTGGCCTGGCGCGTACGTTACGACGCGAGGCCCCACTTGGGGGCCCGACTGCCTAGGGTGCCCCAAGGGGCGGTGGACGGAGCAGCTCCCCGGGGCAGGGAGCGTCTTGGGGGACTGGGATCCCCGGGTCAGGTGGTCGTGGTCATCGGCGGATGATCTGCCACTCGCGCGCCGTGGAACCGCGGGTGGCGCGGCTGGCGCGGGAGGTGACATCCACATCCCGGTCGGGGGGGGCCTGGTGCAGCCCCGGCTCCAGCGACTGGCGCTCCTTGTGGAAGAAGTGGCCAGAGTCACCAACCTCGCTCACGTTGTGGGTCGGAGAGAGGTTGCTGATGCCCCGCGCGATGGTGAGCATGCACTCATCCGTCGCAGTGGTCGCGGAGGCATCAATGGTGATGGAGCCGCCCGGCTCGAGCACGTGGACCATCTGGACAGTGGTCTCGCAGGCGCCTGCGGCAATCGCGGCGACCTCGGAGATGCTGGTGTCAGTCCCAGCAGCCCACACAATGTTCCCAACCATCCCCGACCCCTCGAAGGTGCCGGTGACCTGATAGAACCCAGGCAGGTTGAAGACAATGGTGGCCGGGTCGCCACCCGTTAGGGTAAGCGATTGCGCCAGCGTGCCGTCGCCGACCTCCGCCAGCCCGTTGAACACGTTGCTCTTCGAGGCAGACTCAGTCTTGGCGACGTAGTTGTGGCTCTGCGCCAGCTCCAGCGCGTCGGTGTGGGGCACCATGAGCTCGATGTCGTAGTCGACGAACAGACGGGCGAAGGTATCGCCCGGTGTCACGTCGATGTTGTCGAACGCCACATGCATGATTCCGACGTCGCGCCAGAGGTAGTCCGAGTTGGCAGGGGTGCCCACCCGGACGTACCTCAGGTTCGACGCGTTCATCGGAACCGCAGCGGCGTCGTACACCAGCTGGCGCTCCCACACAGGCCCGGTCTTGGCGAACGAGTTGGTCAGGAAATCCCGCATGGACTCCGGGACAGGGTCCTCCGAGTCGTAGTCCATGTACATGGCGACCTCGCCCGCAGACGAGGTGGGCGCCAAGGTCTGGACCACAAAACGGAGCCGCTTGAACCGGTACTGCTCGTAGGCTTCCGCAATGCGGGAGAGCCATGGGAACAGAGCCGGAAGCCCCGGGTTGGTGCGGAACGACTGGACGTTGAACCCAGTCGCCGAAACCAGCTCGCCGACGTAATCCCGGCCGACCACGCTGGTGACCAGGACTCCGTTGACCGTGCGCGAGGACATGCTGGGTCGGGCGAAGTCGGCCCCAATGGCGCGGTTGGTGGGCGGTCCCGCATTCCGCGAGCCCGCCCGGACCAGCACACCGTGGTCAGGACCATTCACCTTCCCCAGCACTCCCGCGTGGAGCGTAGCGCCCCCGCGGGGAGGTGGCGTGAACAGCACGTCGCGCACCGCGTACGCACCCATGAGCCGGATGCGCTTGACAGCAGCGCGTGCCTGCTTGCTCGAGCACCGCTTCCCCGCCCGCGCGACGATCTTGATGATCATGCGCTCGGCGACATCCATGGAGACGCCCGCGATTTTGGCACGGACCTCTGGATCAATGGACATCACCAGGCCCACCACTGCGGACACGCCGCCAGCGATGGACGCCACCGCGGCAGCCGCCGCGGCAGACCCCACCTGCTCGGTGGGGGACCCAGTCTTCTTGGACTTGGGCATGGTACAAAGTAGAGATTGACTAGTTCTCAGATAGCTTCGTATCCCTCCGGCCAACGTGCGCGCCCGTCGGCCAAGAACCAGCTCACCTCTCTACTCTCCCTGCCCGCCCCGTCCGACACCTCCGGATCCCAGCCCGCGAAGAATCGCTCCACAGCGATTTGGCGCTCCACAGGCCAGGCGGGGAAGGCCGTGGCAAAGGACTCCCTCGTCTTATCCGAGATGTGCCCCAGGTTCAGCGAGCGCCTGAGGTCTTGGGAGGGGAACCGGCGGCGGACCCAGCGCCACTTGTGCTCCCCAATGAGGTGAAGGATGTCGTTCTCACTGCCCACACGCCCGATCCGCAGGAACGCCAGCGCGAAGGCCTGCAACACCGGGGTCCCAAAGTGGACCGCCAGTAGGCACAGGCCTGTCGCGCCGAGGCGCCGGCGACGGTAATCTGCCGATCCACCCCACTTGACACCAGTGTGGGACGTCGAGATCACCTTCTCGGGGTTGCGCACCAGGGTCCAGCCCTGGTCTTGCAGCACTGGCCGCGACTGGCAGAAGTCGACGTGCTCGGGGATGGTAGCCACCCCCTCGACCTTCAGCACCATGCCGAGCCCCAAGAACCAGGACTGCAGCTGGGCTGCGTAGGTCGCCACATCGTCGTCAGCCAAGCCGATGACCAGCAGGCAGTCGTCACCATCGTCGATGGGGTACCACGGCCGGTCGCTAGGGTACGTGCAACCGGTACCGCGCCCCCGAAAGAACGAGATAACGTAGAGGAGCATGAGCACACAGTTTCCCAGTGCAGTGTTGATGTCACCACTGCACCGCCGGCCTTCGAACTTGTAGACCAGCTTGTGGTGCCCGAACCGCACGATCCCACGGTTCTTGACTTGCGCCTCCAGTAGACACATGAGCTCCGGATCATCTCCCCAGATCTGGGAGTAGACCAGGTGTTCGATCTCAATCAGGGCGGCTTGCTGCCTGGAGTCAAATGAGCTGACGTCGACCGAGAGGGCCACGGGCGTGAATCCCCCGGCCGCAACCTCAGCCATCCGGCTGGCAATGAGCGCCCCGCGGGCCTCGTGGTTGAGGCCCTTCGCCAGGAGCCGGCCGGTCGGCCAGCCCGGGACCTGCACATGCGTACCCAGCCCGTAGAAACTCTTCTCAAGCGGTTTGAGAAACTGGGCGAGCTTGGCCATGTGCTTGAAGTCCCGGAACTGGATCAGTCGTGGCTCCTTGGCGACCGCCTTCGCCTCCGAATAGTCATCGGCCTTGACGAATGCGGTGAGTGCCCCGCCGCTGGTGCCGTGGAACAGAGCCTCAAGCTCCGCACGCTGGTACCGGGCCTTCGCGCTCCCCGCCCGCGAGTCACTCATGGTGCTCGGGGGCCCCCGTGAGGGCCGCGGGATCGCGTTGGCCAAGGCAAGGGCAAACCTCCGCAGGGTGCGGAGATTATCCTTCTTCACCTCCGGTACAGGCGCAACGTGCCTCAACACGATGCCCCGTACCACGTTGTGCACGCACATGGCATGCGTGCAGGTCAGGTACACTCCCTCCAGATGGGTTAGTTCTGGAAAGAGGGAATGGTGCACCCGGTGGTGTGGGTCCTGGTCCTGTTCTTCGGTCCATTCTGACAGCCGCTCCATGACCTGCTGGAAGGGCATCTCCTCCCCATCCACCTCAAACCGAAGATCCGGAGAGATGGGGGTGTCGAGAGGAGGGAAACCCCTGCAGATCGCGTAGCCACTGCCAGTCTGTTCCTATCGGGGACGCACCACAGCACCCACCCTGTGGTGCCGTGCGATCACGTAGTAGGCCAGACAGGCCAGCCCCGTAGTCGCAATGGTCGCCATCCCCGACCAGAGAGGCCAGGTAGGGAAGGCCGGGTTCGCGAGCGCAACGTTGTGATGCGCGTACCACGTCGCAACACATCCCGCACCCGAGATCCCGGTGACGATGACCAGCCAGAGCAGCCAGCCAAGCCACGGAGCCCACGTCCCGCCGAAGAAATCACCCTCGGGGACCTCCCCGTTGGTGGCGTATGCCCGCATCTGCGAGTGCCAGCGGGCCGCCTCAGGCGACCCAAGCACCGCAAAATGCATGCGCTCCGCTTCGTTCGGCACGACGACCGCGGTGACGGCCGCGAAGGTGAGGTCATTGGTCTCGGCCTGTGAAACGTTCACGCCCTGCTCCCTAGCAAGGGCGCGAACACGGTTCTTCACGACCGCATGCACCTTCTTCATCATCACCTGCGTCCGCTCCTGGCCGAACACGGCTTCCCGTGCTACGGCCTCAAGCTCCGTCATGGCGCTGATCCGGCTCGCCTTGGTCCACCGCATGGGCTGGGTGTTGAACGTAGTGTACCGTCCAGCATCAAGCGTCGTCGGACCCTCCCCCTTATCGACCACCACCTCAAGAACAGGGGTGGTGGCCGACGCGCGGTCGTCCTCAGGGGGGGACACCCCCCGAGCACTCCCACTTGCCCCCCCGTCACCGGGGGGGCCGGGGCGCT